ACACCATGTATTATAGATGAAAAGTATGTTGATAAAAGTAGAAAACATGCTTATTCTCCTGTCTATCGTAAAGCACTTGCAGAGTTTACGAATACGACATTACCGGATGGACATGAGTATCATGCCTGTCATGCCTGTAATAATGGTAAGTGCATAAATCCAGAGCATATCTATTGGGGAACGGCCCAAGAAAATGCTGACGATCTTGTTAAATATTATAATGAGATTGGTAGTTGGAAAACAAAGAAGTGGATTACAAAACGAGACATAATGATAGCCTGTCGTCTTCATGAATATGATGAGGATGTAAAAAAGGGTTTTATACGAGAGATTGAAATCACTAATCCTTTTTTGAAAAATCGGCTCTCTGCTAACATATGTGATACTATTCGTATGGAGATACCAGAGGGAAAAAAATATTTCCATGCCTATTACACAATTAAGGTCAATCCACATAAACTAGCTAAACCGAAAAATATAAAGTCAAACTTGCTTTGTGGGAAGGATGAATTTCATCGTGCCGCTGTGTCCTCTATTAATCTGTATTTTGCAAATCACCATCAGAAAAAATGTGAGTGGGTTCCTATAGGCATAGTAGAGGATTGGTTGCGCTTGTGGGATGATGGAGAAATCACATCCAAAGATGATTTGCATGGTTTGTATGACAAGTGGCGACCTGATAACTTGATAATTTATCCTTCAATTTATGAAAGGAATGGGATATGAGTAATATGAAAAACTACATGCTGGATGTTGAAGAGTTCTGTGATGGATACGCTTTCGGTGGTGACGAGCACTGCATTGATGAAGTCGCTGCTGCCGCTGATAACGCTTTTCGGTCAACCATGGCTGGTGATTATGCCAGGGATTATCTCACATGGAAATTTGGCAAATGAAGGAACTTATAACTGCTGGACTGCTGTTTGTTTCCTCGCCTGTTGAACTGTTAAACGAAAAACAGACTTACAGTGCAGAAGAGCATGTTCAATGTCTCGCTGTGAATATTTATCATGAGGCAAGGGATCAAGGTACGGCAGGGAAACTTGCTGTATCTGCTGTTGTTCTTAATAGAGTGAATGATAAAAGGTTTCCAAACACCGTGTGTGAGGTGGTTCTTCAGGCACATATGAAAAAATCATGGAAAACTGGACTACCTATTCCTATCAGAAACAAGTGTCAGTTCAGTTGGTATTGTGATGGTAAATCGGATGAGGTAAAAGATAAAAAATCTTTCAAAAAGATACTTGACTTTGCTCGTCTAATCATGCACAATGGTATAAAGTTCGTTGATATAACTGATGGCGCTACACACTACCATGCTGATTATGTCAAACCATCTTGGGCAAAAACCAAGAAAAGGACTACAGAGATTGGTGACCACATTTTTTATCGTTGGGAGAAGAAATGAACAAAAGACTTGAGAACAAAATAACTAAATGGTATGGCGAGAGTGTTGCCACTAGAGTTTGGTTAGCAAAACATTGGCACAGATGGATTACACATGGTTGCTCTATGTGTTGGATAGATACATGTGATTGCTCTGCTCAAAACAGAAGTATAAATTCACCTAAAGGGTTTGCTGAAATTGCAGAGTATGCTTATAATAATTATGGGGAGGCGTTTAGGGGATGAAACATATTGAAATATCGTTAATGGAAAATGGTGAATTGTCTATTGATGGACAAACTAAGCCAGGTGGTAATCTTGATATTCGTGAGTTTGAAGATGGCGAATGGACAGGTGGTTGTTATGCCAGCTATGATAATCTTATAGAGAAAGTTAAGGAGTGTTTAGAGGAATGAATATCTTTTATCAAATACATTTTGGCCCCATAACACAAGGTTTAATAGCTGGTGTTATAATCCTAACCCAAATTATTTTAACTGCTGTTTCACTGAAGGCAATATTATGAATATCTTTTATCTAGACCGTGACCCCATAATCGCTGCACAAATGTCATGTGACAAGCATGTGGTCAAGATGATACTGGAGAGCGCACAGATGCTCTCCACTGCACACCGTGTCTGTGATGGTGATGAGTATGCTGACAAGATGGGCCTATACAAGATGGCTCACAAGAATCACCCAAGCACCATTTGGGTTCGTTCATCCGAGGACAACTATGATTGGTTGTGGCAACACATGTGCGCTCTTATGAAAGAATATACGCATCGTTATGGTAAGAGACATGCCACAGAGCGTCTAATTGATCCATTGTGCAATGCGCCAGATTTCGTTGGTGATGGCGAATTTACTGATCCACCCCAGTGTATGCCTGACTACTGTAAAGGTGAGGACACAGTTCTTGCATATCAGAACTACTATATACTAGAGAAATCAGGATTTGCAAAGTGGACCAAACGAGAAAGCCCAATATTTTTTGTGGAGAAATACGATGCAACGAGAACCGTATTGGGACTACATGGCTCGGAGACTCAAAGAGGAACAACCAGTGTATAACTCTCTTCATTTCAAATTAGACGATCAAGAAAAGACCAAAATCTCAACAAAATTCAATGAGGTTGATTTCTTAAAGAACGAGGTTTACCAATTACAGGAGAGTTTGCAGGGATCATACAAGAGAATAAAAATTCTTAATGAAACAATCAACGAGCAGCGTGACAAGATTTTCCAATTAGAGAGCCGGGACCAATTGGAATTTAAATTTTAGCGGAGTATATAATGACATCTCATAATGTATTTTCATATGTTCCAATTATGAAAAATGACTTTATTCTAAAAACATCAATTGAAAAGAAAACATGTGAAGAATTAGTTGAAGCCACGAAAGATATGCTTGATGAGGATATTGAAGATAACCTCAGTAATGTTAGGCGCACAATTTGGGAACTTCATACTGAAGATAGTGTCGCTCCAATCATCCATAAGATTATGGACCATGCGAATTTCTGCATCAGGACAAGATTGAACTATCCACACCCAAATCAAAATCAACCGCCATTTTTTGACAACAGCATGTTTCACTATGTGTTTGCAACATTCAATTCATGGGTGGCTCATTACAAAGATAAGAGTTTTGTTGAACCACACCGTCACATAGAGTATCCCAATTACTACTCTTGTGCCCTATATCTGTCTACAGGTGGTGAGGAAACTAGTTTGTCTTTTTTATCTGATGAGGCACCATCATTTAATCAGAATAAATTAAAGATACCATGCAAAGAGGGAGACATGTTAATTTTTCCATCAAACTTGATTCACTACACAAATGATACTTTTGATAAAAGAATAGTTATGTCTGCAAACATGTATGCTGGATTTTGTCCCAACTTTTTGAATGAAGGCAATCCAAAAGCAGATGAGACTACAGGAGAAGAATAATGCCAACATATACCTTTATGAATTTAGAATCTGGAATGGAATATGATGAGACTATGCTTATATCAGAATATGATGAGTATATGAAGAACAACCCTAAAGTGGAGCGAGTATATCAACCAGTGGCCATTGCTGGTGACCATGTGATGGGTGTTGGTCCTAAAACTGATTCTGGGTTTAATGATGTAATGGGAAATATTGCTGACAATAATCCATTGTCTCCTATGGCAGACAAGTATGGAACATCTAGGACTGCTAGTCAAAGAAAGGCGAAGGACACATTTACCAAAGTTACTAAAAAATATAAAAGCAAAATGGACAATCTAAATAAATAGAAATGGTGCAGGCGAGAACATCAAACTTCAGCACCGATGCACAGCGTCTATGTAAGCTGGGAAGTCAATCCGCCTATGCATCAGAGGGGAGTGGTCCGGGCACTCCCCTCACCCTAACATAAGAATGAGGTAAAAATGGCTTCAAAGAAAAACAAAGAAATAAACATGAACGATTTGGTTTCAATCAAACCAATCACAGACAATCAAAAAGAAGTTTTTTCCACATGGAAGAAAGGACTAAACCAATTTTTGTTTGGTGCGGCAGGGACAGGAAAAACTTTTGTCTCTCTGTATCTTGCTCTACAAGAAATTATGGATTTGAAGAAACCAGCTGATAAAGTTATTTTGGTTCGGTCACTTATTCCAACTAGAGAGATTGGTTTTCTCCCAGGCGACGAAGAGGATAAATCTGCACTGTATCAAGTGCCATATAGAAATATGGTCCAGTTTATGTTTGAGATGCCCAATGAACAGGCATTCAATGGTTTGTATGATAAACTAAAATCGCAGGGCAGTTTGTATTTTCTGTCAACTTCTTTTCTAAGGGGATTGACATTTGATAATAGTATCATTATAGTAGATGAATGTCAGAACTTAAACTTTCACGAATTAGATACGATTATCACTAGGGTAGGCCAAGATTCCAAGATTATGTTCTGTGGAGATTTTGGTCAAACAGATTTAATCAAGAACAATGAGAAAAATGGACTACATGATTTTATGCGTATCCTAGAGGAAATGAAAGAATTTAATTGCACAGAGTTTAATATTGGTGATATTGTAAGGTCTGGCTTTGTGCGAAGTTATTTGATAAACAAGACAAAAATGGGAATTGGTTTGGAGTAAATATTATGGAAATATCATATAATACAAAACCGGCATTAACTTTAATGTCATGTAATTTTGGTTTTGAAATTGCAAAAGAACTTAATGATTACCTTGAGGAAAGTGTATTTGATAAAAATATAGATGCGTCTGGTAGTTTAGTTGGTCAAATTAAAAATCATGAAAATTCTGCTCAATTAATTTTTCCTCATGATGACGATGATGTTGGGCAACAATTTTCAGAGTACTTGTGTAGGTTGGCTAATCAATATATGGGTTATACTGAATCTGATGCTGTTAGTGATGGCACATTTGTTAATAGTTCGGTAACAGGTAATGAAAAGAAATATGATCCAAAAGTAAAATCTATGTGGGTCAATCGTAGTTATGCTGGAGATTATAATCCAGAGCATGATCATCCATCTGATGCTGACATTGGTTTATCTTGTATCATGTACTTGACAATTCCAATGGGTATCTCCAGTGGAGATGGTAGTTTAGGTTCTACATCACTTACAGGTGCCTCTGGTGTGACTGATGGTTACACTCGTTTTTGTTGGGGAACTAATACCACAAGTGACATGAAAAAGTTAAAACCAAGCACAGAGCAATATGTTAAACCAGAGGTAGGGCAGTTATTGATGTTTCCATCTTGGTTAAATCATAGTGTATTGCCTTTTACTGGTGAAGGGGAGCGCAGAAGCCTATCTGCAAACATAAACATGTTTCCCGTTGAAGAGGAAGAATAAATATGAATACGGACAAACTTAGAGAGCAGTTGAAAATTGATGAAGGATGTATTTACGAAATTTATAATGACCATCTTGGCTATGCTACTTTTGGGATTGGTCATCTTGTTCGGGAATCTGACCCTGAGAATGGCAGCCCTGTCGGCACCAAGGTCAGCGAAGATAGAGTTGCCAACGCCTTCGATGATGATATCGAAACAGTTTTGTCAGACTGCAACAAGCTTTACCCAGACTTTGAGGATTTGCCAGAAGAAGCTCAACAAATAATTGCAAACATGATGTTCAATCTTGGTTATCCAAGACTGTCCAAGTTTCGTGGTATGAAGGCTGGAGTTGATGCAAAAGATTGGAATCGAACAGCAGATGAGATGGTCGATTCGAGGTGGTATGCTCAAGTCGGTAGAAGAGCAGAAAGATTAGTTGAAAGAATTAGAGCATTAGCATAATGAAATCTGAAATGTTTAAACACAATCCTGTTTCTCTACCAGAGATTAAGGCAAAGACCACTGATGGTGTTCGTCTGTATGAAACACCAGAAGGTAACAAGTATCCATCCATCACCACTGTTCTATCAGCCCGCAATAAAAAAGGATTGTTTGAATGGCGTAAGCGTGTTGGTGAAGACGTTGCAAATCACATTGCAAGAACTGCTGCTGCAAGAGGTACAAAAGTTCATCACATGTGTGAGGACTATCTAAACAATGTGCATCTTGATTGGCCCGAAAAGTGGGATAAGCACAAGAAACATTTTCTACCATATGCTTTGTTTAAGGTTTTTAGGGAACAAGCACTGTGTCACATTGACCACATATATGCACAAGAAGCAGGACTCTACAGTGATAAATACAAGGTAGCGGGCCGAGTTGATTGCATTGCTGACTACAAAGGTAAGTTATCAATTATCGACTTCAAAACGTCAACTAAAGAACGTATTGATGCATGGAATGAAAACTACTACATTCAAGGGTCGGGCTACGCAGAAATGTTTGGTGAGAGAACCGGCATAATCGTAGAGCAAGTAGTAATTCTTGTGGTCACAGAAGACGGAACCGTTCAAGAATTTGTAAAACAAAAACATGATTATATTGGGCCTCTCATTGAAACCATCAATGAATGGAGAGAGAAAAATGAAGTATCTAATGATAGCCCTCATAAGCGTATTTATCAGTTTGGTTTGCGTTCCTAGTGCTACAGCAGATAATAGTAGAGAGTGGTCGGCTGGTGACTTAATCTCAGTGGGACTTGTTTGTAGAGATGAAGAGTCAATTTTGAAAATTGTTCGTGCAGATGTTACGTCTGAAGAACTTGTCTTAATGGCAATGAACCAATCAATTATGATGGGTGTGTGTGTAACTTTTGAAGGGGCTATGCGGTTTCTAGTACAGAAAGCATTAGTCCACTATAAAGACCATGCCGGAAGAGCAAGTATTGTTTTGGGAATTGGTAATTCAAATCAAGATTTTTTAGGTTGGGTGCTTGCAACTGGTAAATTTGTATCAGAAAAAAAATCTGAAGAAACCTCAATTTAGTCCTTGACAAATATATTCCCGCATGGTATAAATATAAGTACAGTTCGTTGAAACTGATTGAAAGACATACTGGACGGGGGTGCAATACCCCCCGCCTCCACCAAAAGGAGATTATTGTGGAACAGGTATTGATAGGGGGTCAAGATGAAGAACCCTCTAGTACAAAGGGTAAGTAAGTGGATGTTTAGAGCATATATCATTTGGAGTATATGTGCAGACATAACCTTGCTTGCCGGAATAATATATCTAGTCTTCTTTTGATGGGGGCGAAATAGGTTCGACAGGTGTTAATTAGAGAAGTGGAGAATTGTGGATTGACCACCTTATAGGTTATTACAGTAAATGCAAACGATAATTTTGCACCTATGGCTCTTGCTGCGTAAGCAGTAAGTGTTCGGAGTTTCGGTAGGTTCCTTGGCAACAGAATAACCTACCACTTTAAGTGGGGCATTAGCTCAGTTGGGAGAGCGCCTGCTTTGCAAGCAGGGGGTCGTAGGTTCGATTCCTACATGCTCCACCATTTTGAAATTGTCATGAATAAGGAGAAATTATATTATGGCTACTAAAACTAAAATATCTAAATCCGAAAAAGTCATTTCGGCACTTAAAGGTGGAGCAGAACTTACAGCAAAGCAGATCGCATCTCGCTATGGTGTCAAGAATGTTCGGGCACTTATTAGTTCGTTGCGTATGCAGGGATACCCTGTTTACCTAAATAAACGCACAAGCGTTTTTAATGGTGAAAAGACCGTGTATCGGAAGTATCGTTTAGGTACTGCTACACGGGCTGTTATCGCAGCTGGTTACAAGGCACTACGCACAGCGTAATGTCTAACGGGTGATGCCGTAATACATCCGTGGGGGTCTACGGTTAGCCCCCAAACTTTTTTTAGGATGAAATATGTTATTAAACTCACCAAAGACATTTTGTATGAATATTGAAAATATAGTTAAAGAAAAGAAAATCTCTCACATGGATGCTGTTCTCTGGTATTGCGAAAAAGAAGGACTAGAGTTAGAAGGCATCTCTCCCCTAATCTCAAAAGCACTCAAAGAAAAAATTGAGGCCGATGCCAGAGAGTTAAATTTTTTACCAAGACAAGCAAAATTACCCATATAGGAACTTGACATTATACAATGTGTTATGGTAATATTAGATTATGTTCAACTGTCAGGACTGATGGCAGCAACTCTTGCAATGGAGACTTCAAATGGAAGTGACAGTGCATTTGGATGGCAACCCGGCCATTCGTGAAGAAGGTTTTTTTGCCTCCAAGGTAAAGGAACTGGAAAACCAAGTTAAAGTGCTTGGTTTTGATAATGCCGAGTTGGTCAAAGCCAACGAGGAGTTGAAGGAGCGAGTAAAGACTCTCGCAACTCAACGCCCGTCAGGGTATCGTCCTCGCCGTCATCGACGGTAGGATATTGGGGATGTGTGCCGGTGTAGCTGAGTGGTGTAGCAGGGCTTTTGTAAAGCTCAGACGGGAGTTCGATCCTCTCCACCGGCACCATTTTGTAAAGGAGTGATTATGTTTAGATGGTTTAGAAAATGGATATATAATATTTTCAAAGAGAAAGAAACTGGAGCAGAGTTAAATAATATAAGAAGAGAAAAACAAGCAAAACATGAGGATTTATTGAAGTGATGGATGTTACATTAGTCGATAGCATGGGTAGTGACTTATCAGTGGTAAATGCTGCCCGTGTTTCTTTTGCAAAGGTGCATGATAATTTTGATGATGATAAGGACACTAAACTGATTAAGTATCTCGCAAAGCATAATCATTGGAGTCCCTTTGGTCATGCATCTTTGCAGTTTCATATCAAAGCACCTGTGTTTGTCGCAAGACAGTTAGTCAAGCATCAGATTGGTTTGACATGGAATGAGGTGTCAAGGCGATATGTTGATGAGGAGCCAGAGTTCTATGTTCCTCTAGTCTGGCGAGGTAAAGCAGATGACAAGAAGCAGGGTTCCTCTGATATTGAGATTGACATAAATCCTGCTGGTGCTAGTGGACCAGCGATAATTGATGATTATGAACAGGTTTTGCGTAAATCAAAGTGGACATACGAACAACTCTTGAGAAGAGGCGTATGTCCAGAACAGGCTCGTATTGTTCTTCCACAGTCAATGATGACTGAATGGTATTGGAGTGGCACACTGTATGCGTTTGCCCGTGTATGCAATCTGCGGTGTAAACCAGATGCACAGGTAGAGACACAGATGATTGCTGACCGTATTGATAAATTATCAGAGGAATTGTTTCCCGCAAGTTGGGACGCTCTACGGTCATGAGTAAAGCTGTTGTCATGGGAAACGGTGAGTCTCGGTCTTGGTATAACCCAGATACTAAATGGGACGATGTGAAGACATGGGGCTGCAATGCTGTTTACCGTGACGCAATGCCAGATAATCTTGTTGCTATGGACTATGCAATGCAGCAGGAGATATATGACTCTGGGTATACGGGAAAGTGTTATTTCTCAAACTGGAGCGTTGTTCCATCAGAGGTTGCTGATATGATGCTCATGGGATTTGATATACCAGATGCATTTATTCATAGGAGTAAGAATAAAACTGGTCAATGTGTTATATCTGGCAAAGACCCTGCAACGGTTCATGAGACTGTTGAATATATGATGAAGCTACTTCCAAGTCTAGACATGGATGACCTTAAACTCAAGATGGAAAAAGATGTTGGTATTTGGATCACCTATGTGAATGAGAATGACAACATTAAAGATGTAGGCAATCCTAATCTATCAACTGGTAATATGGCCTTATTACTGGCATGTCATGAACAGGATGCAGAAGACATTTATATGTTAGGATTTGATTTGAGTATATATGATGAGACAGTCAATAACATATACAAAGGGACAGACAACTATTTGCCCGCAGATGCGAAAGGGTTCAATCCTGTAAACTGGATGAACCAAATGAGTGAGATTTTTGACAAGTATAAGAGTAAAAACTTTCACTGGGTAGACTGCAAAATAAAAGGCACTAAGAGTTGGCATGGTTCGACAGTGCAAGACTACCATTCCAATGTAAAGCACTTGTCAAAAGAGGAGTTCTGTAAAGAGCTATTATTGGAAGATTATAAATAAAGGAGTATTGACATTTACTATTACATAATGATATATTTAAACATACTTAAACATACGAAACATATTTAAACATAAGGAGACATATGATGTCATTAGCTGCAATGAAGAAGCAGAATAGTTTGGATTCACTATTGGGTGCTGCCCAGAAAGAATCTGCCCCCCTAGAAAAGAAGTCCTATGTGGATGAACGCATTTGGAAACCGACGATGGATAAGACCGGCAACGGTTATGCTGTTATTCGTTTTCTTCCTGCTCCAGATGGAGAAGACCTTCCTTGGGTAAAACTTTGGAACCACGCTTTCCAAGGTCCAACTGGTCAGTGGTTTATTGAGAACTCATTGACTACTCTCGGCAACAACGATCCTGTATCGGAGTATAACTCTAAACTCTGGAACTCTGGTATCGAGTCAGATAAAGAGATTGCTCGTAAGCAGAAGCGTAAGTTGTCATATTACTCCAACATCTATGTGGTGAGTGATGCAGCAAATTCAGAAAATGAGGGTAAAGTTTTTCTCTATCGCTATGGTAAGAAGATTTTTGATAAGTTGATGGAAGCAATGCAGCCTCCATTTCCTGACGCTGAACCTGTCAACCCTTTTGATTTCTGGGAAGGTGCAAACTTTAAACTGAAGTTGCGTAAGGTAGATGGATATTGGAACTATGACCTTTCATCTTTTGATAACAAGTCTGCACTACTTGATGGTGATGATGATGTATTGGAAGAAGTACATGGTAAGCAGTATTCTCTTGCTGACTTCACATCTCCCACTAACTTCAAGTCCTATGATGAGTTGAAGACTCGTCTGGATGCGGTCCTGTCTGGCACTGTTGTTGCTAATACCACAGTTCAGACTTTGATGGAAGATGAACCAAGTTCAACAATCAAGGTTGACACTAAACCAGAACCAGCCCCTACCGTAGAGGTTGATGATGACGCAATGTCATACTTTGAGAAACTCGCAGAAGAGTAATACTATCAGTAGTAATGCTGGTAGGGCTACGAACCCCCACAGAAATGTGGGGGTTTTTCTTTTATGCGAACCCACTGACAAGAGAACCTTGGTTTGCAAGAATTCCAACTGAACTATTGTCAACCAATTGTTGCGGCATACCAAGCGATTGCTCTGTTTTTTCGCCCTCATTGACAGTATTATTAGTCATTATCATTGGAGCAGCTGACTTTCCTCCACCATCAACTTTATCTGCTGTTGCGGCGTTCATTTGTGCAACTTGGTTTGCAGCTCGAGTCGGTGCCATGGAAAACTTTTCACTTTCTAGTTTTCGGACTCGTATTTTTTCAAGTTCTCGGCGCCTGTCATCCAAATAGGTATTTGGATCTTCGTCAATCATTTTGGTGCGGAAAAGCTTCTTAAAGTTTTTAGCTTCATTTTTCATTCTTAAAGTTTTCGGGGTATCGTAACGACGGATGCCAAGTTTATCCAGTTCTTCGGCGGCACCTAATCTCCCTCTTGCCGCTAGGAATTTTAAGTGGCGCACCCGCTCCGGCGACTTACGCAAGTTGGTCATCATTTCCGCTGCGCTCTTGAGGTTAGCTTGTTGCTGTTCTTCTGTCAATCCTCGACCGAGCGGTGTAAGTTGCTTACCTTCCGATGTTTGATTTTTTTTACCTCTTCTAGCTTTTCTTCTAGCAGCAGCACCTCCTTTAGGTATTTCAGGAATTTCAGCTTTGTTGTTCAGTAAAAACCCTGCAACCATTCCTCCAGCAATATCACCACCAAAGTAACCTAGTACGCCAGCTAACGCCCCCGCAACGGCGGCGCCAGGACCAGTAAAAGAGGTTAACGCTGCTGCAAGCGCCGCAAACCCAGCCGCACCAATAGTACCACCAATTAATCCACCCAGTTCCATAGTTTTTTGGTCTTTTGATTTGTCGCTCATTAATATTCCGATTGCCCTCGGTCCGGAAAGTAGTGTGCTAAGAATCGGAATTCTCATTGCCGGCTTGATGTTAGGAAACTTCTTAAATATTTTTTGTAATATATTGTCTTTGCCTCCAGCAGCACCGGCAGGCGGTTTGACATTTGTACTTGCAGGCGGTTTACTTGTTATGGCTACACTTCTAGCTTGAGCAGCAGCAACGCCACCAGCACCAGCTGTGGCACTAAAACCTAGCAATGCTCCTACCTTGCTTAGCCCTGTTCCTACCTTGCCAAAAAACTTACTAACACGGCCCTTCTTCTTATTCTTATCCTTCTTCTTATTCTTATCCTCCTTGTCACCACCGCCCGGCAACAAACCCATTTTTTTTGCTAATGCTAAAATTCCAAGGCCTTGAAGAATGGAGCCTACTACTTCAAGAGCCGCTCCCAAGAGTGTGAGCCCCCCTACGACCTTGGCAATATCTGTAACAATGTCCCCCAAACTTTCTTTACCTGAGAAGTATTCTTTTAAAAATTTTCTTGTCTTCTCATAGAACTTGCTATTGACAAAAAATAAAAGCAGAGCAGCTAAAGCTAGTCCAAGTATTTTCGGAAATTTCTTAAAAAAACCTTTTATTGGGTCTATGAAATTTCTTTTCGCATCTCCTAATATTTGAACTGGTTTTGAAGCTGCAACGCCAGTTTTAAATCTTCCAAGAAGATTTCTTTTATTCTCCCTGGCTGCTAACTTTGCTTGCTCACGTTTAAGTTGTAAATCTTTCTTCTGATACTCTTTATTTTGTTTAGCATCACCTTTAATTGCCTCACCCATTTCTTTTAATTCTTTTTTTGAGTCTTCAACAATTTTTCGTTGTTCTAGTATACCCTCATATTGTTCTTCATTTACTTTAAGAAGGCGCATCTCTCTTTCTTTGGTTTCCTGTTCAACCTCAACCTTGGCTTTTTTATCTTCCTTTGCCGATTTTTTTTCAGCAGCGTTATTTTCTATTACATTTTCTATTACTTTCGCTGTGGTCTCTTGAGTTTTATTTGTGATTTGGAGTTGTCTTTGTTGAGCGTTTTGGTTACGATTTGCCAAAGCTCTTTCAAACTGCTTGTAGCTTTTATCAAATCCTTCTGTTACCGCAGTTTCGACACCTTCGACACTCTTAGTGTTTTCCTTCTCAGCCTTTAAAATTGCTTCTTGGGTTTGATCATGTTCTTTTCTATTTTTTCTTTCTTGAACAACGGTATTGCCAATTTCAGCAGCAGCATTTTTGAACGATGCTTTAAGAGTGTCACCTTGTTCATCGTCCATTATTTGTTGATGAATTAATTGATTTGTTTTCTTTTGTTCGTTAAGAAATTGTTGAAAAGTTAAATTTAGTGCTTCGTCAGCCATGATTCTATCCTACTTCTTTACATCCGTGTTTTTACTTTTAATGTATGCTTCCTTGCCAAAGAAAGCTGCAACGATTGCTGCGACAGAGACAAAATATGTCGCTGCCATATCACCCAAGATTTTTGCTGCTTGGTCCATGTTCATAAGAACTGCTAACACAACCAAAGATGGGTACAGCAACATACCGGCAAGTGCAAACCACGCCATTTTGCGTTGAGCATCTTCTTTTTTGTCTTCATTCTCTAGTCTTACTAATTTTGCATCCATTTCAAATTCTTCATCATCCACAACACCATCACCATTTAAATCATATTTTTCATATTGACTATCTGGCTCAAGTTTTTTTTGTGCCACAACTAACTCCTTTTTTATCTATTTTCTTCCTCTTTTCGTTTTCTCTCTTCCTCTTTAAGATGATTTATCAATAAACCAACATATATTTCCCTCTCCCACGGTAGCATTTCGTCCAATTCTGTTAAACTATATTTATGATGTTGCATCATAGAAAAATTTAGTTCATAGTGAGTTTTTACTGATACATGTGAGAGGGCTAACCAAAAAAACTTTCTAATCCTTGAAGAACCACTTCATTATCTACCTCTGTTTTTGGATTTTTGACATTTATCACATGAATAAGCTTTGGCATTGTGTCAAAAAAATCACCAATTTGTTCAAACATATCTGGTGGTAACATGTCAATAAATTCAGTTAACTCCTTATCGCTCATATCAACCCTGTTATATATTTTGTCACCATCAGTAATTTCAGTAACACATCTATGCATCAGTTTAATTACATGTTCAACTAAATCATCTGCGTTATCAATATTTAAATCAACCACATCTTTAACAGTTGGGTAACGCAAAACAATTTTAATCTTGTCCGATATGTCAATTGTGTTGCTGTGCTCATCATTTGATTGAACATCAATCTCATCAAGATTAATCTTAACCGGCACTCTTGTCTCCTCATCATCTGGACACAAGATACTTAACTCTGCCGTTTCACCAACCGATTTACATCTTATTTTCAGAAACACATATTCAAAATCAAACACTGCCATTTCTGATAAATTCAATTTTCCATATGTGCAACTATCTACGAGAGATTTCATTCCATTCATAATATCTCTCTGGTTTTCAGATTCCTGTAAAATCATTAATGTTTTTTGTTCTTTTACAAGAAATGGTCTATATGTTATTTCTTCTCCTGTTGATGGTAGTTCTAAAGTGTAATTTGGTATATCAAGTTTTGGTAGTGCCATAATTTTTTCATCCTTATATTAATTTTCTCATTAGTCATCAACAGGCCCTTTAGGTATGGCATTGAAATTTGATGCCAATTGAGCCGGTGTAAGGTTCAGTGAATTTCTTTTAACTGTGTCTTGAGATGGTTCAACTAATTCTCCACCAGTTTGTTGAGACTCTGCATCTAATGGTGAGAACTTTCTAAATGTCCACGCCACTGTAGTTTTTCTAATTTCTGTAGTTGGTCCTGCTGCTAAATTTAACCCTGCAATAGATTTGGGATAACACTCCTCCACTTTAAGACCAAATGTCTTTTCATTGTTTTGGTTCAGTAAATATATATCTAATGTTCCAATATAGTCATTATAATATCCAGCATCAAAATTGATTACATCATATGACAATTGTTGCCACTGCTCGAAAAATTTTCTCTCATCCAATCCAGCTGTTGATTGAATAATCATACTAATTTCTTCCGCAAACAATGGTTGTGTGACATACTCCCTTTGTGGTCCAGTAATAGCACCCGCACTCGCTATTTGAGTTTCTAATGACCTACCGGGCATTATGAGACTTTCTGCTCGTAAAGAGACTTCCCTATTACTGATCCCCCCCATAGTGGTTGCCCCTTTTGGTGGGAAAATCTGCACTTCGTATTGATTTGGTTTTCCAGATGAATTTTGCGCTCTAAATGCTGATACAATATCCCTCAGTCTAAATGCGGCACCATCTTTAAATGTGCGTAGCTTTGTTGCCATCTTATTATCCTTAGAACAATTTCTTGGTTTCGTTGTATACTTTAGATGTAGACGCTTTCTTAAATCTCTGCACGGGCAATAAAACCGCAATCACCCATTCATCTGGAGTAACAACACGAATTTGAGATTTCAAATGACCATACAGATATCTTTTAACGACAGCTTTTGCCATAGGTATACCACTAGCCCGTGCATAGCTAACTCTAAGTTTATCTGCTGAACTATATTCATTTCCCTCTGGTATGCTATTAAGTTTATCAAGCAACCTAACTCTTAGGGGTATTGGTAGATAATGAAAGTTCAATCCTAGAAATCCATCACTGTAACTTTCCAGTGGAAGGACCAGTGGGAAAGTGTCATAGTATGGCAGAGTTTTCTTGTACTTAGGATCATAGACAAACATATTTAGATTGAATGGTGATGGTTTGCCTAATCTTCTACCATCTCTAATTAAATCTAATGCGCCAGGTTTACCAAACTCTCGTATTTTGTCTCGATACCAGTTAATTGATTTTGGTGCGTCCTTTGTAGCGTCTTGAACGCTTTGTATGAAATTATCAACCATAAGATTATTTATAACGAATACCTAAATCGTCCTCTGTCATTATCTTAAATTCCATTCCATTGTCTTTACACCATTCATTAGCATACTTCCACTTTGCACTATTCACACCCCAAGTCTTTACCTCATTCAAATACCTCTTGGTTTTTCTTTGTGGCTCTTTTGGGGGTTTCGTCTGTTTCTTGGGTTTTACCTCAATGATGAGTTTTTTGGTGGTGCCACCGTGTTGTTTTATTTTGATATAGAAATCTGGGAAGTAACGATGTATGCGCCCATCCCAAGGTGACTTGTATGGTATTACTATTTCCTCACTGCCCCATTCCATAATCGATTCACTATGGTCACAATACACCATAAACTTACGCTCCCAGAGAGAACGATAAATTATATTGTGTGGATTGCCCCTATATTTTGAGGGATTGTTTGGAGTATATCTACCTTTGTATGCCATGATGTATAAATACTTTAAATGATATAAGGATTATTTAGTATGCCCTCAACATTAACCCCTTTAAGAAATAAAAGCACTGTCGCAGGAAGCTTCTCTAAAACGGCACAGAGTCCTAAAGGTCTAAACAGAGCATCATCTCTTAGTTCTCCCGCCGTAGTCGGCTCACGGGCTCAACAAGGAGTGGGGCCTGGTGGTATTCTTCAATATCCACTTGACCTTGGCACAGAAGGCAATAGTCATTTCATTTTATTTCATGCTAAAAAAATGACAGCACCAGAACTGAGCTTTGATAATAAAGATATTGATAAGACTAGAGAAGCTATAAGCAATATAACAAAAAAAGTCGGTGGAAAATTTGATAAAACCTCAGGGCTGCAAGGAAAGTCTGCGCCTGCCGTTAGAGAAACTCTCATTAAGAATGCGACAGGAGAATTACAAAAAAAACTATCAGCCAAAGTGCTCTCTAGAAACACTGGCGCAGGCAGTGGAAAATCAATACGAGAGCTTATTACTGACTCAGGAAGTATACAAACAGTAAAGAGTATTGCTTTACATTTTCCACCATCAATTCAACAGTCATATGACTTGAAATATAATGAGCAGTCAATTTCTCCTCAAGCTGCATTTGGTGCATCAATCATAGCAGCATTTGTAGCTCAAGGAGCAACACCCGCTGCATTCAGTAGCATAGTTGATCCAGCTTACAACCTTTTTAAAAACATGGTAAACAGATCAGGATTGGCTGCATTAGATACAGTTGCGCCAGGGACTTCAACTTTCTATAGTTTGAATAGAGGAAAAGTATTCGCTCCAAAAATGGAGGTAATGTTTGAAGGAATAGGCAAAAGGTCTTTTTCATATAGTTTTATCTTCAACCCCTCATCTGAGGAAGAAGCTGAAGAAGTTCATAGAATAATCACAGCATTTAGGTATCATGCTGCTGCTGATTTTGCAAATGAAACCAGTGCGTTTGGTTTTGAGTTAACAATACCTGATGTTTTTGATATAGAATACTATACAAACAACAATCAAGAAAATGGATATTTACATAAAATAGGAACTTGTTCGCTTGAGAAAGTAGATGTTACATACGGTGGAGATAAATTGACTTGGCATCCCACAACGAATGATGGTGCTCCGCCTACAAAAACAACCATGACATTAAATTTTAGAGAGCTAAGAACAGTTACGAAAGCCGCTATCGAACAGGGATTTTAAAAAATGTATTTTGCAAATTTTCCTTTTATATTTTACGACTCTGTCGGTAATTTTGATTTTAAGGTTGTAACCAATCTTTTAAGAAGAGTTGCGTTGAAAGTTAACCTTAGAGGGGATACGCTGGTCTTTGACACCTATGATGTTAGAGATGGTGAATCACCAGAAATTCTTGCCCATAAGCTTTATGGTAATTCAGAATTGCACTGGATAATTCTTCTAATAAACAATATCACTGATAGGTATCATCAATGGCCAAAACCATACATACAGCATCTATCGTATTTAAATAGCAAATATCCAACAGCAGCAAAACTAAATGCTCTGCATCACTATGAGATATCGCAAACCTCTGGTGACACTACAATTAAAATTGATATTGGAAAAGACAATACAGATTTTCCAAGTGCGACTGCAATAAGCAATGTTGAATTTGAGGATGATCTACAAACCAAACAAAGGTCAATCCGTTTATTGGACCCATCATATCTACCACAATTTATTGAGGAATTTGAAGAGATTATGCAAGAAAGTGCGATTTAATGGCATTAGCAATTAAGAATAAAATTCAAAAAGCAGGTAGTTATGTCGTGGACAAAGCTGAACTGATTACTTCAGCAGGCGTCAAAGAGAATTTGATTGGCGCTTTTGTGCATATCCAATTTTATGAAGATATAGAGAGTGGTAGTATAACTGGGCAATGTCTACTCAATGATTTGGTTGACATATCTACACTTGGTCCAATTATCGGACAAGAATATCTTCGATTAAAATTAAAAACAAATACCTCCAAAGAATCAGATGAGTCGATTTATGATTTTACAGAAAATATGCTATTGGTAAATTCTTTAAAGGTGTCAGTACCATTGGCAAGTGGAAACAAAATGTTATTGATAGATTTTTCTACTTCAGATGTGCAGAAGGATCAAAGAACTAGAATAAATCAGAGTTACACTGGATCGTTTTCTGATATATTTAAGAGAATTATGAGAGATCATTTAAATTCAAAAAAGAAATTATATGTAGAACCTTCAAATGGTGTTAAGAAAATAGTGGTTCCGTATCTCAGTCCCTTTGAAACAATCAGTATGATGAAGAGACAAGCTGTCACCGCCCGTGATGGATCACCAACTTATATGTTTTTTGAAGATTTTAAGGGATATCACTTCAGAAGTTTATCAAGCATGTATGTTCAACCTACGAGTTTTACCTATGAAGCTTCGGTGGCTGGTACTAAATCAATCGACTCAGAACAAACTTTGAGAGGACGGGATTTAAAAAGTGCCCCAGCTTTTGATTTAGCAACAGTTATTTCTACTAATGTAGGAAATATTGGTGATTCTGCTGCGGGACAAAGGTTGGGCGCTTTTGGCTCTCAATTATTATCTTATGATACATACACCAGAAGACATGAAACAACGATATACAACTATTTAGATAATTTCAAATTTGAAACTCATGTTCAAGCTGGCAATGGTGGTGATGTCACCGACTTTCCATTTATATCTGAAACACCAATAGATGAGAATCAGACTCGTATAAGCGATTTCCCCGCAAGAAGATATTTCGCTCCAAATGCAAATTTTGTTGATAATGATAATAATTATACTGATCGATCAGTTTTGCATGACGAACACGGCAGATTTGTTTATAGCGCAACACGGCCTGAAACATGGATACAAAGAAGAGAGTCTCAACTCTATCAGTTAAAAAAAGGTATTAGTTGCACGATAAACACGAACGGCAATACTCTTGTAGATTGTGGTGATGTGGTTGAATTCAATATGCCAGCCACAGCAGCAGTGAAAGCTAGAGATAATGAGAAATATGATTTTTTCTATAGGGGAAGATTTTTGGTGCGTAGGGTGGTACATAATTTTGATTTTGGTTCACAAAAACACGAATCCACAATGACACTAATAAAAGACTCTCTAATGGAAGAATTAGCATCAGTTGATGAAAGTTTAGAGACTAAACCACAAGACAATGATATAGTAATAGAAGATTTCTATACTAACAATGAAGAAGAATAACACACGAAAGGAGTAGTATTAACTTAATTATCATGCCAACAACATATCATAAAAAGGAAGAAAAAATGGCCAGAACAAGAAATCGTATCAAAAAAATGAACTTTCAAATTCAAGAGCGAAGAGTAGAAGAACTAACTCCACTTTCAGATGATGATAAATACATTATAGCGATGGCAGGATATCAAAAGCTAATAGGAAAAGATTATGAAGACATTCCAAGATTTACAAGAGGGACTACAAGACCCTAACATATTCAAAGCGTTCTTTCTAGCTGGTGGACCTGGCAGCGGTAAGTCATTCGTTGTCAGGAAAACCACTGGTGGAACAGGATTGCGTATCGTCAACTCTGATGACATTTTTGAGAAGTATCTCAAGGACGCCGGACTTGAAATGGACATGCGAACCACAAGAGCAGAACGTGAGGAAGAAGAACGTGATAAGTTAAGAGATAGGGCAAAAACCATAACCAAGAAGAAACGAGATAATTATGTCGAGGGACGCCTTGGCCTAGTTATTGATGGCACTGGTAAGGACTATGACAAGATTACAAAACAGTCTACTGAGCTTAAACAATTGGGTTATGATACATATATGATATTTGTCAACACCACTTTAGATGTTGCTCTTGTTCGTAATGTAGAACGTGAGCGTAGTGTGTCAGATTCAGTTGCAACCAAGTCATGGAAACAAGTGCAGAGTAACTTGGGTAAGTTCAGTCAACACTTTCAAGGTAACTTGGTCATCGTGGATAACAACGATGAAAAGGAAGATGATGGCACTATCTTCAATAACATATTCGTTCAAATTAGAAAATTGCTCAGAAAGAAAGTGACGAGCCCCACAGCAAAGGCGTGGATTAGAAATGAAATGGAACTAAGGGGTATCACCAGAGCACCATCTGGTAGAAATGTTGGTAGATTTGGCGGACAGCCGGGTGCAAAACCAAAAGGTGGATTGCCGGGTTCTGGTGGCTTCAAAGTGAAGATGGGTAGAAAAAGACCTAAAACTGGTAGATACGCAAAAAAATAACTTGACAATATCATCTAAATGTGCGATACTATAATAATGATGATAAAACTTACAGGTATAACGAACCACGGCAAGAACCGTGTTCGTGAGCATGGTGACCTCTGGGAAGTCCTAGAGTTGCCTACAGGTGTGATAAAAATGTCACACAAACCCCCCTTTCCCCCCATAAAATCAGTCAAAACAGGCGAAGAGAGATGGCTAGATGATGTCAATTTTTCTTGGATTCCCGAAAGATTTTAGTTGACAAGCCCTGTTTCGTATGCAATAATGTATATAGTGATGATGAGAAAAGAGGTTGATATGACTACGAACACCGCTGAATATGCAAAAAAGTGGCGCTCTGATAATCGGGAAAAAGTATTGGAGTCCAAAAAACGCTATCGCAACTCCGAAAAGGGCCGTGCTGCAAGGAAACGCTATCTTGAAGAGAACAAGGAAAAAATTTGTGCTGCAACGGCAGCGTGGAGAAAGAAGAACTCCGAAAAGGTTCGTGCGTATGGTGCCAAGTACAGAGATGCGAAACGTCTTGAGAGAGAATATGCCGAGTGGGATGACACTCTTCGTGAATTGGGTTACGCCGACCTAATTAAAGCTTGACAAACCCTGTACCATATGGTACTATTAATTATAGTGAGAAACAAAAGAGGTTATTGATATGACTGTTCATGTAAAAGACGCTTCTAAGTCGGTTCTGTCTGGTCTTGGCAAGATGAAAGCTGCCATGATTGAGGACTATGCGAAGTTCATGCCCCCTACCAAGTCGGACACTACGGCAAAGATGAACAAAGAGTATGCAGAGAACTTCACCATCAAATACGGTAAGAAGTATATCAAGATTGTGTCAGATGGCGGTGGTGTAAAGGCTTTCGTTGTCGGTGTTGAAAATGACAAGAGGTTCAAGTTGGGTGATATTCTGTTGCCTGCTGGTTACAACGCTCCCGCTCGGAACTTTGCCCGTGGTAATATTCTTGATGGTGATTATACTATTGCTTGGACCGGCGCCTTATATGCCGGTGGCACCCCAAGGTAAATGGGGGTCATTTTCCCCTTGACAATACTCCTTGAGTATGGTATAGTTAGTTATAGTGAGAAATAAAGAGAGAAATGAAATGGCATATGTAAGCAAAGAAGACAAGAAGACCCTCGCTCCTGCGATTAAGAAGGTTCTTGCCGAATACGGTGTGAAGGGAACCATCAAGGTTAACCATCACAGCACTCTGGTTGTGACCCTTCGGAAGGTTCCTGCTGGACTCTTCACCCCGAAAGAGATTGCCGATGGTGATGTGAACGTCTACCACATTGATACGTTCTTTGAGGGAACTGCCAAGAAGTTTCTAAACAAACTGTTGGACGCCATGAAGGGCCCGAAATACTTCAACAACGATGATGCGATGACTGACTATTTTCATCGGAGTCATTATACCGATATCAAGATTGGTGAGTGGAACAAACCTGTGGAGATTTTGTAATGGAAAAGATTGATGCATTAACGAAGACGTTGTTGTGTGAGACTGCTGCTGTCATTCATGTGATTGACAAGGGTGCCACCACGGTTGCGATGGTTGACGTTGAGAAAGGTGCGACTGACACCGCAAAGTTAGAAACTGCTTTTATGAAGACCAACAGCATCACTGATGGTTGGTGGAACAACGAGGGTGTCACCACGATGTTCGATGGTAAGACCTGTCGGAGCACCAGTGTCGGTGATATGATACTGCTTGAGAATGGTAAGAAGTTTAAGTGTGAAATTTTTGGATGGGAGGAAGTTTAATGATATTTTCTGTTTTAAACAGTGAAGCAGTATCAACAAGTGGTACATCTTTGGTAGGAACCGTCAAAACGACCTATGACGAACTTGTAGAAAAGTTTGACGAACCAACTTATACATATGGTGACAAGACCACTGCTGAGTGGAATCTGTCATTTGAAGTTGGCGATGATTCGGTTATTGCCACCATCTACGATTGGAAAACCCAAGACACCCCAATGGGTGAGTATGACTGGCATATCGGTGGATTCTCTATGGATGCCGTGGATGTAGTAACAGAGGCTTTAAATAAGGAAGTTTGATGACAAATAATCCAGACAGAGATATGGAGCGCAAGGAAAAACTTAACTTGCCTAAGCTAAAAATCCTCACGGATGAGTATGAGTTTCTATCAAATAAATTCAAGGGAAGTAGACCCAAATGTGTTCGTAATAGGTTAAAACGACTAGAGGATGTTATTAAAGTGAAGGCAGAATATGAGGAGGCACTGAAAAATGCTTAAAGCGTTGATGATAATTACTATGGTATCTGGTGCAGAATACACTGTAAAACTTCCAACAATGGAACAGTGTATGAGAGAAACCGTACCTGTTAAATCGCAGAATGATGTGGTGAGTGTGGCTTGTGTTCCAAGGACAGACGAGCCATCTGTTCAATTGCCAACTGAAATCTTTGCCCAATTCATAGACATGTTCATGATGATGGAAGAGCAGCGAAAATGGGATTGTGATGAGAAGTGTAAAATCAGGAAGAAAATGTGGCAGCCGGGTGAAGATTACTACCCGCCGAAACCATAAATAAAGACATGGTGACGCTTACTGAAAGTGCAAAGAAGTATATGAAAAGTGTTATCTTGAATGGTGACCATGTATCCCTAAGTGTTAGAGGTGGTGGCTGTTCGGGGTTCCAGTATGTGTGGGGATTAAGATATGATCACCCAGAAGTTAAATGGTCAGACCCGATAGAAGATGTATTGGTGGTTGACCCTCTTGCAGAGATGTATTTGATGGGCAGTGAAATAGACTATGTAACAGAGTTAGGCGGTTCATATCTTGCCGTCAAGAACCCAGTGCAAACTAGCTCATGCGGTTGCGGGGAAAGTTTTGGAGTATAACCATGTATGAATATAGTTGCAAAATCGTAAGAGTGGTGGATGGTGATACAGTGGATGTTGATATTGACCTTGGGTTTGGTGTATGGATGCATAAAGAACGCATCCGATTGCATGGCATCGACACACCAGAAAGTAGAACAAGAGATTCTATTGAGAAAAAATTTGGTTTTCTTGCAAAGGAAATGATTGAGTCATATCTTCCTGTCGGGTCCATACAAACACTGGTTACGGTAAAAGATAAAGCTGGTAAGTTTGGTAGGATACTAGGTAAGTTCAAGATATACGATGGAAAAGAGGACAGGCAAACAACTATAAATGAATGGATGATTGAGAACCACTATGCTGTAGCATATCTTGGCCAATCTAAAGAATCCATTGCGTCTGAACATCTTATTAACTATGAAAAGGTAATTGAAAATGTTGATCTCACTGAGAATGAGCTTGCTTTGTACATTAATAGTCGCTCTTAGTGGTTGTCTGCCAGTCACTATTGTGGGTGGTGTTATAGGCATTAGTGACTCGATAGGAAAAAATCGAAGGATGGATAGAATTGAGTTGAGAATTGATGCATTAGAGAAATCTAAAGATGTGGCAGAACATAAGCCATATGTCCCATCATACCACAATATGAATCTGATGACAAAACACAATACGGATTTGCTTGGAATAAACTATAAAGGAAAATAAAAAAAATGGAACCGAATTGGAGCAAATTGTGGGACACCCCACAACGAAAGATATGCACGAAACAAGAGGTCACTGATAAGTTGAACTCACTAGAAGAAACTGGTGAGAATTATTACTTTGAATATATATCCAGTGATTCTTGGGGTGCTAATACAGATGAAGCATACATAAAGATTAAGAAGAGAATTGCTGTAGACTAAAAATTGGGTTTTGTTATGGATAATATGATAAGAGTTTATGAGGATGTTCTTAGTCAAGAATTTTGTCAGAAGCTAATAGACAAATTTGAAGATACAGACGAAAAAGCTGTTTGGAATGATTACAGGAAATTTTCAGATACGCTTCTTTTAGACAACCCAGAATACTGGAAGGATGAGATTCCAGTATGCTTGGATGCGTTCACTCAAATAATTCAAAAATATAAAAATGACCTTCCTTGGCCTGACCAGCACAAAAAACTATTCCCAGAAGAATATGCTCTTGAGGGCATCAAACTAAAAAAATACTCACCCAATGATGTGGATGAGTTTCCCTGGCACACAGATGTTACAGCAAGAGAAACTGCTATGAGGTTTCTTGCGTTTTTTATCTACCTTGATGACAACGATGCTGGTGAGACAGAGTTTATTGAAAACACTATATCAACGATGTCAGTGAAATGCATTGGTGGTCGAGCAATAGTGTTTCCACCAATGTTTCCTTGGGTCCATTGTGGTAAAAAGCCTGTGAACAAACCAAAATATCTATTACAAAGCTACCTTCATTACACATTACCAATCAATAAACCAACGAAGTCTGAATCAGAAATGCTGGTCAGACAAAGAGGACAATAGAGATGGAAGGAAAATATACATTTGTTGTAAAAGAGGACGATGATAATGTGTCTGTCTGCATAACCGATGGTGGCAAATATCATGGTGTTGTCTATAAGTATGGAGTGGTGAGTGTTCCAGAGAAAGAAAATGCAGATGGAACCTTGCCATTTCGTTTTGAGTATGATATAGTGGACAACTATAATGTGCCAAAAGAAGAGTTCAATGATGATTTTTTTAATCTCATTGGCGACATTCTGGTTCATATTATTGAAAACCAAGAAGAGGGTGTGAATGACAACAATTGAACAAACGATCTTGACAAATTTGATCTATAATGAAGACTATACAAGAAAGGTGCTACCCTTCATCAGAGGTGATTATTTCTCTGACAGGACAGAACGAACTGTCTTTGAGGAAATACAGAAGTTCGTAGATAAATACAATGACCTACCAAACCAGAACGCTCTAGAGGTGGAACTGGATAGTCGCAGTGACTTGAATGAGGATGACTACAAACGAGTATTATCAGTGGTCAAGGAGCTTGAGAAGGACGATAATGCGAACTTTGATTGGTTAGTAGAGACAACAGAAGATTTTTGTAAGGATAAGGCGGTATACAATGCAATTGTGGATGGGATTAAAATTATTGATGGAAAGGATAAAGCTAGAGGCGTCGATGCTCTTCCAAGTATTCTTACAGAAGCCTTGGCTGTTGGTTTTGATAACCGTATTGGTCATGATTACCTATGTGATGCAGAATCTCGCTTTGAGTTCTATCACAAGGTAGAGGAGAAGATACCATTTGATCTGGACTTCTTCAATCGTATAACCAAGGGTGGATTACCACAGAAGACACTGAACATTGCTCTTGCAGGCACTGGTGTTGGTAAATCTCTGTTCATGTGTCATATGGCAGCAAACTGTCTAAGTCAAGGTAGAAGCGTCCTATACATCACTCTAGAGATGGCAGAGGAGCGTATAGCTGAACGCATTGATGCAAACCTCATGAACATCTCTATAGATGACTTACACGAATTACCCAAGCAGATGTATGATGACAAGATGAAGGCCATTGAACAGAAGACCAATGGACAACTCATCATCAAAGAGTATCCTACTGCATCAGCACATAGTAACCACTTTCGAGGATTGATTAAGGAACTTGCAATCAAGAGGTCATTCAAACCAGATATTATCTTTGTGGATTATCTAAATATATGTGCATCATCACGATTTAAGGCGAATGGAAATGTCAACAGTTACATGTATATTAAAGCGATTGCAGAGGAACTTAGAGGCCTTGCAGTTGAGACTAATGTCCCTATTATGTCGGCTACACAGACCACAAGGAGCGGGTTCTCCAATAGTGATGTGGGGTTGGAAGATACTTCAGAATCTTTTGGTCTGCCTGCTACGGCTGACCTCATGTTTGCGCTCATTAGTAACGAAGAGCTTGACGAACTAAACCAGATTGCGGTGAAGCAACTCAAGAACCGATACAATGACCCTACCACCAACAAAAGATTCGTTGTGGGTATTGACAGAGCGAAGATGAAGTTGTATGATGTAGAGGATGGACAACAAAATGGCCTCGCAGATTCTAATCAGAAAGCATTTGCAGAGCCAGTGTTCGACAACACAGATTTCGGTGATGATTGGAAGTTGTGATATGGACAGTAGATTAGATATATACGATAATGTTCTAGAGGACCATATTGCAGAATTGATTTTTATGCAAATGAAAGATGTGTATTGGAAGTATGACTACGATTCTAAAAAGGGTGGGGTCAATAAACACTGGCATGTCTTTTGTGGTGAGACAGAAGAACAAACCATAGAGAATGGTTTTGATTGGTTGGTGCAGTTGTGGCAAACTATCTTTTACAAATATGATTTTAAGAACACCTACACTATTGAAAGATTCAAACGCATATACTTGAACGCACATACTCACGGTATAGAGCCACATGAACATACAGATGATGGTGACTTTACCATGATATACTATCCCCGATTAGATTGGAAAAAAGATTGGGGTGGTGGAACAGTTGTCGGTGATGAACTAGTTCCATATGTTGGAAATAGGCTTATTGTCTTTAATGCAAAGACACCACACCAAGCGATGCCAGTGTCTCGTCAGTGTTATGAGTTGAGAAGTGTTATAGTGTTTAAGTGTTATGTTCAATTGGATACAAGTAAGTTACCAAAGTATGAAAAACAAATACTTCATGAGGTTGTGTGAGATAAAAATGTATGAATTAAAAGTAAAAAACGGAACATATAGATCAGATACTTTATTTTCATTAATGTGGGTTGTATTTTCTCACAGGCTACATCATTGGAAAAAGGGTGAGGGGTTCGTAGATTAATGTATGAACTAAAAGACTACTTAAATGCGGTAAACCACACCAAAGAACCTCTCATGGATACAGAGGATGAACAATGGGAGAAGAAATATCCGCCTTTCATTGTCAATAAGTGTCTTGCACCATTTCAAGACACAATCATGCTTGTGAATGAGATAAACCAGTTACACCATCTGGACAAGAAACTGCAATATGATTTTTTACTAAATAGTCTACGAACAAGGAAAAGATACACTCCTTGGGTGAAGGCGATGAAATTAGAGAATCTAGAGTATGTTAAAGAGTTCTATGGTTACAACAATGAAAAAGCAAAGGTTGCTCTTGATATACTTACTGATGAACAGATTTCTGCCATAAAACAAAAAATGAATAAAGGCGGAAGAGATGGAAGAAATTAATTGGACACAAGAACAACTACTAGAGGTCGGGCTCGGTGAACCAGATGACTTTTTGAAAGTGAGAGAGACACTTTCTCGTATCGGCGTTGCTTCAAGAAAAGAAAGAAAACTGTACCAATCCTGTCACATTCTTCATAAACAGGGTAAATACTATATTGTGCATTTCAAGGAGTTGTTTGCCCTTGATGGTAAGAAGACAAATATAACAATCAATGACATGGCAAGAAGAAACACGATTGCAATCCTCTTACGAGATTGGGGCTTGATTAGTATATTGAGTGATGTGGTACATGAACCAGCACCTTTAAGTCAGATAAAGGTTCTTGCATATAAAGAGAAGGGTGAGTGGACCTTGGAGACAAAATACAATATTGGTAAAAAGAGGGAATAGAGCCTTGGAAAACTTCAAGTCATTTATCACAGAGGAAGAGGACAAGGATGAACCCTACAAATTATTGATTCTGTCTAGTCATGACCCACATGACCCAAATGTAACTGGTCCTTTGATTCGCAAGAAAGCATCAGAGTTGGGTATTGAAGTTTTTCTTGCAGAGTTCAATGGTATGTATATGGAAGACAAGGGGAAGGACCAACTGGTATATTCTTTTCCTGTGGATGAAGAAGGTGCCTATGAACCGCCTGGCATGAAAGATGATGGTGTCAAGTATGATAAACCTTTTCGTATAAATCCAGAAAACACATTGGTCATGTCTAGGGGCACTGGAGTAGGTGCTAAGACAGGTAATATGTCTTGGCGTGTCGCTTGCATTAATCTGGAAAGTCAGGGATATACTTTGATTAATCCGATTGAGTGTCACGATATTTGTATTGACAAATGGTATAATCAGATAGTCTTTAAGAAAGAGGGTATTCGGACGCCAAAAACAGTCTTGGTTCGACATTCAGAGGGTGCCAAGGAAGCAGCAGAGAGACTTGGTGGTAAGTTTCCAATGATACTCAAGACCGCTGTAGGCTCTAGAGGTGTTGGTGTTATTTGGGTTGAGAGTCTAAAGTCTCTTCATAGTATTGTTCAACTACTCTACAGAGAGGATGAGTTTGTTGATGTCATTCTTCAAGAGTATATAAAAACAGACTATGATGTTCGTGTTATTATTGCAGCGGGCAAAATTATGGGTGCAATGAAAAGACCAGTTGTTGGTGATGATTTTCGTAGTAATGTGTCACAGGGGTCAGAACCAGAAGTGTATGAACTAACAGAGATAGAGGCAGAGCAATCTCTTCGAGCGGCAGAGTCAGTTAAAGGCCAACTTGTTGGTGTTGATTTTATTCCTGCAAAGAATAGAGATAAGGAAAGTCCTTATTTTATCGAGGTTAACTCTACGCCAGGTCTTTTAGGCATTGAAGCAGTGCTTTCTAAAACTAAAGCAAAACCGGCCAAACATGTTATGAAAAACGAGGGAATTAAAAGTATCACCAAAGAAATCTTACAACTATACATGAATCGTGACAATTGGTCTTGACAAAAAACTACAAAGGTGATACAGTCTTATAATGAACTTCTATACAAATGTTATTCAGCGTGGCAACTCTCTTTTAGTCAGAGGTGTCGAGGATAGTCAGAGAGTATCCAAGCGAGTCAACTACGAACCCACACTATTCAACAAAGTCACAGAGGATACAGGATACAAGACACTTGATGGTCAGCATGTTCTTCCTAAACACTTTCACTCCATAAAGGAAGCAAAGGCTTGGGTTGAACAGAGAGAAAATCAAGACATTATATTTGGTAACACTCAATACCCATATTGTTATATCAGTGATGAGTATCCGAATGATGTGCCGTGGGACAAGGACCAAATCCTCATTGTGACCATTGATATTGAGGTGGAGTGCGAGAACGGCTTTCCTAATCCACAGGATGCCGCTGAACCACTACTATCAATCACAATGAAGAACCACCAGAACAAAAAGATTGTTGTCTGGGGTCTTCATGAGTTTCAGAACAATCGTGACGATGTGGACTATCGCCTGTGCAAAGATGAGGATGACTTGCTCATTAAGTTTCTTGATGAGTGGCGTATGATATACCCAGACATTATCACCGGCTGGAACACAGAGTTTTTTGATATCCCCTACATCTGCAACCGCATCAACAACCTATTTGGTGAAGAGTTCATGCACAAGCTATCACCTTGGAATAATGTGTTTGCCAGAGAAGTCTATCAGATGGGACGCAAGCATCAGGTCTA